TGGTAGACAAATTTCATATAAGAAAAAAGATTTTTTCCTAAAATAAAATTTCGTTATGATTGTGGATATAATCATTATTTTATTATTGAAGCCATCATAAAACAATATAATATGGATGGTGAATACGTGGATGATTATTATCCAAAAAACCGTATACGCCACCACAAAAGATTTTTTCCCTTGTAAATATACTACCGTAGACACCAAAAATGAATTTATCCGACAAGTATTGAAAGGAAGAATCTTTCAATACTGTGAATATCATTATCTGCAATAAAAAAAATCTGATCTGGATCGGATGTTTACGATAATGTATCGGGGGTTGATGTCTTTGGGATTCACTCAAGAGTTTTTGACACGGATCCACGGTCCTATAAACCGTTCGCAACACCCGGTGCTCTCGTCACGTTTTTTATTTTTTACGGTATGATGAAACAGAGTCCATTTTTTTATATCTATCTAAACAATGACAATGTGTTTATAAAAACCCATTTCGAATGACCATTCACAAACTATCCAATCCGCACAATTTTGTAAAGGAGTGTCGATCCAAAGGAATAGTGTATGATGAACTGCTAGAGGCAATCACATGTATTGGACAACAAAAAGTTTGTGAAATGTTTGAAGGCAAATCGAATCGTGGTGGGACGAACAACATTTCAGCAGGAACCATCCAAAACTGGTTGGCGACTTTTGAATTTGCTTATGCCAATCCAGATATAGAGGATAATGATCCCTTCCAATCACGAACGATCGAAAAAAAGGGAGATTTGTATGATCAGTATGTTAAATTGATCCGTACACGGATTGATGAAGAGACATTCAAATCATGGGAAACATTGAGCAACCGCAAGTTGGGAGATGAAGCAATCCGATACGGACTGACCCTTGGAATAAGAAACGCCAAATCAATCATGAATCTTCGAGAACGGATGAAGGAGATGTGGAATCGGAGGAAAAGAAAATTCTGGGATAAATCAGTGAATGATGATGCTACGACAACAACGAACCATGACGTCCCAGAAGAAACAATCAATTACAAGATGAACAATATCATCACATTGCGACACATGGCAAAAGAAAGAGGCATCGTGTTCCATCAAAAATCAAAGGATGAAATCATACAATTGCTCGAGGCTTATGATCAGAAAAAGAAGGATGGCGAAGATCCACCGACATTGATGGATTATGAAAAGATGAGTTCACGACAATTGAAAGATCTAGCCAAGACCCGTGGTTTCAATCAATACAATAACATGAATAATACAAATCTGCGATCTATGCATAAACAGTATGATGAGGCGATGAGTAAAAAACAAGAAGAAGACACACCTCCGAACATCGAACAGACAGAAGAACACGAGGTGAAAGAGTTCCAATTGGTCCACGAAAACGGCGATACATTTCCTATTCTCATTAGAGAAGATGGAATGGTAAATGCGACACTGTTGTGTAAGGCTGGAGGAAAAAAATTCGCTCATTATCAGAGAAATGAACAGACACAGGCTTTCATAGAGGCATTAAAAAGTGATATGCAATATCGCAACACACAATTAATAATCATTAAACAAGGTAATACGTCGAAATTTGTTCAAGGAACATGGTGTCATCGATTGATCGCTATTGATTGTGCCAGATGGTTAAATCCACGATTTGCTCTACAGATTATCAAATGGACGGATGAAATCATCACGAAAGGGTTTGTAAAGATCGAAAAACCTCTATTGCCCATCCTTGACCGTACAGATATGGATGTACAAGCCGAAGAATTAGAGATGCAATGCAATCCTTTGCATTACAGCAATCAATTTGTCCTCTATGTCGCTTATATTGGTAAGGGTCTGGTCAAAATCGGTTCGAGTGATTGTCGTATCCATGAACGAGAATCCAAACACCTTTCGTGTGAATCACTCTATCCTCAATTCCGTTTTATCGGCATTTTTCCAATCTCTTCTGGATGCATCGAGAAAACCATCCATCATCTGTTGGAGAAATACCGATTCCCATTCGAAAAACAAAAAGAGGTGTACAAACCACCATCCGGAGAACTACAAGATTTTCTAGAGATGATCCGTAAAATGTTGGAGGAACATGACCTGAAATACCAACTCATGGAAAAAAATCGGATGATTCTCCAATTAGAAAAAGAAAATCTCGACCTGCGAAACAAGATTCTGCAATTATCCTCGACAGAATAACCATTCGTTGTTTTAGTCCTATCGTAAACGAAAAGTATTTACCTAGATTAGAATCCTTCTACGGATTCTAATATATAAGGAGGAAATCAGTTCCTGAAACATATATACAAATTCAGATAACCTGCGTATATGATCCACACTAAATAAGGTATTAATATCCATGATGCAATAGGATCCGCTTTATAAAATTCAATCATGGTTAGGACAACGAATATAATGAGTAATAAGATGATGAGACAAGACAACCATAACTGATGACCATAGAAAAAAATAGGTGTCCACATTAGATTCAATACGAACTGGATCATAAAAAATAGAAATCCTAACGAGACCCACATGTTCTTTTTCATGTGGAGATAATACAATAGGAGACTGATAAGAAGAGTAATGTATAAGATAGGCCAAACAATGCTAAATACAATATTAGGAGGGGTCAATTTCGATTTGTGCAAGTTTTCATACCACATTTTGTTGTTTTAATGTGATTGAAAATTTAATTTTTGTTTCAGAAGAATATCTTGAATAAGGTCTTTTTTGAGTTTAGGAAAAGAGTTTATTGAAAATCGTCTTGCTATAATTTTAAGATGAAGGAGATTCTTTTTTTCCAAGATTTCAAAAGTAAATAACGGATTTTCATCATATGGAAAAATCACAGCATTCTCTAATTGCTCGCATTGTTTTCGATAATGCTCCATCTTTTGAGCATTGATTTCATCTCGTTTCAACAAACGTCTTTCATGGACTTGTCTTAATCGTTTTTCTCGGTTTTTGATGTATTTTAAACGATCTCTTTCTTGTTCTGTCATGGTGAGATTCGTGTTCTTATTTAAAGTTGGTTTTAATTCTTTGATCCAATAATCTTCTCTTGAAATGAGATCTGTTATTGGCACATTATCTTCAAGACATTCTATAGAAAAATTATCCTTCCCATGCTCTTTCATGAATTTGTACAAAGGTGTCGTTCCTGTATTTGATGCTGATTTATGTTGACAAAGTCGAAATTCAATAGAACTAGTGGTTGAACCTATGTAAAAATAGATTTTATTTTTTATGAATTCGACGATATAAATCAATCCAAGAGTTTTACTGATATTGTTTATCTTAGGTGCAATCATATTAAGAGAAGGTTGAAGTAAATCATAATATTCCTTTTCTTTTTGACCAATTTCATATTGGGATTGAATGTCTATTTCTTCTAACAATTCAATCTTGAAATGTTCAACACCATTTTCTCTCATACAATCGTATAACTTGCCTGGTTTGTTAAGATTGGCATTGCTTCGATGAGCTTTGAACCTGTTGTTAAGGGTCTGGATCGTTGAACCAACGTATGTATCATCTGTCTTGCAATTTGTAATCTTGTAAATATTTGCCTTCATGTGTTTTTCATTTCAATATAAAATGTCATTCAAATCAATTTTATATATTTTTGAACATATAAAATTTTTGATTGTTGAGAATCTTCTCGATAAAGTAGCGTAAAAACACGCTAAAGGACCGGAAAACCCAGAGCGCCACCACTGATCCTGATGATGTTGTTGTTGACCGCAGTCACAATGAACTGATAGGTCTGAGCCCTCTGGTACACACCGGTAATACCGAGTGCACCCGCAACAATATTCTTCGGCTCGGATTGCGCACGCGCTTCCACCGATGCGGTCGGAATAATACTCACATTGGTAAGTTTGCCGTAGTTCGTCGATCCCATAGGATCTAAACCGATGAAATCAAGCGAGTACGAGTACATGTGGTAGCCGGGGATGACCGGGATGACCGGTGCGGCGTAGTACGGCTCGACAAGTGAGTAATAGTCGCTTCCCATATTGGCGAGACGCTGGGTGTTTTCGTAGATGAGCGAGGTTTCCGCGATGGGATCCACACCGGGGAAGAAATTGTCAATGAGGAGAGAATCTCCGGTGACGGATTTACCGGTGGACACGGGTTCCGTGGTGGTGTAGTTCGACCAGTACGAAGGCACCGTCGTGTTGCGCACACCAAAGAAGAGAACCTTGACGGCGTGGGAGAATCGAATGTCGTACGATTGGTTGGGATTCTGGAAAGGATTGTACGATTGAAGTGGGGCGGTTTGAACCTGCTCGATCAAAATATCCCTCGGAGCGCACGCCATACGCTTCCTCTCGTCGTTGCTGACAATGGCGTAGTTCGACCACACCTGTACCTGGGAAATATCGAAACTGGTCGACACGAAATCTGCGGCCACAGGCATACGAGGGATAACAATCGTCTGTTGGTTGTCAGTGAAGGTGATGTAGTCCCAGGCAACCAGGAGTTGGTTCCAGTCGCGGGTGGAGAACTGGATGCGCATGTCATTATAAGGGAGGGCCGCCGTGGGTAGAGCCACACCGCTATCACGCGAGTAGAAGAAAGGAAGAGGCAGGTTCAGTACCTTGGGTACCAGAGCCTTTTGGGGGATGATCAGGTCGTCCGTCATACCGATCATGTTCAGGTAACCAATCTGTTTTCCGGCGGGTGTCGTGAAAGCCGACCAGAAATCAAGTTGGAAGTTATCAAAACGTGCGGCAACCAGATCGTTGAATGTGATGGCGGCTTCGCGGATAAAGTTGTGGAGAAGGTTGGGTGTCCACGAAATGTACGTATCGATGGTCACATCCCTGCCGTCGCGTTTTCCAGAGTAGGCGGGTACGGCTGCCACTGCCGGTGTCAGCAGACGAAGCCATGAGTACATAAGATAATCACCCGCACGTGAAATCAACACCGACCAGTCCTGGCCGAAATTAGGGGTGCCACTGCCTCGTGAAAGAACGACGGGCACCTGCGTGAACCACGTTGATTTACGTGTGGCACGCACAAAGTACGCGGTCGCTTCGGGACCACCGTACATGTACTTCTCGAGTTCGTCATAGGTAGCAAGATCAATGAAACCCGATGTCAGGTTTGAGGTTACGATTGACATCCTTTGTCTTTTTTTTTTGTTTCTCCATACCAAGAAAAAAAAAAAATAATCAAAAATTTTTTTTTTTTTAATTTTTTTTATTTTTTTTTTTTTTTTTGTTTTTATTTTATTGAAATTGAT